TTTTGTAAGAGGACACATCAGTATGATCTGAATATATAATAGGGTCTTTAAATTCTGATACTGCTTTGCCGGATAATACTAGGGCCGAGCCAGTATTTCTAGAATTTGAAGTATAACCTGTAAATGTTCCGTTAGAAATTCTTCCGGAATAGTCTAAAATCGTGGCATCTTGGCCAGAATTTCCAGTGATCCCTTCGTTAAATTTATAATATACCCCAAGTTTTGAATTTGCAGAATCTTTATTTGTTCCCCCATAAACTTGAGTAAACCAATATTTCCCAATTTCCTTTCCAGTTCTTCTTGTTTTCCAGAATCTAAAATCGTCAATCGAACCAGACAGTTTATTATAACCCTTCTGATCGGTGCCGCCATCAACTGTTATTGCGGATCCGATTGTTGCTTGTAAGGCTCCGGTGACTTCGTTTATTGCAAACCCAGAATAGCTTACTCTATTTTTAAATTTTCCATCGAAATATGCCTCTGAAACAAGAGCATTATCTTCATTATAGGCAGTAAAAGCATAATGATGCCAGTTTCCATCGAACGCGTCTTGCTTTTGAATATTGGAAAAAGGAGTCATAAATTTTTCGGTGGAGCCCGATACGATCCTTAGCTTTAGGGGTGCAGACGTCGGTGTAGTTGCACTAGTGTGGGAAAAGACGGTGAGTTGGCCGCGGGAATTTGAGGATCCAGTTGTGGTGTTCCAGAGATCGAAGATTGTTTCAAATGATCCACTGCTGGCAACAGAAACATGAGCTTCTTTCTTCATCCAAAATTCGATTGTTATGCCTTCATCTAGATCAAATTTAAGATTTGATTCTTGATTTGAGCCAGTTGAGTATACATTCGCAGTGCCAGTATTTTCATCTGGTAAGAATATATCTCTTGAGCCAGGGAACATTTTCGCTTTCGAAGAATGATTGGGATCCTTATGTGGGCCGCCTTGGATTAAAATATACTCTACTGTTGAAGGCAGGGCATAATCTGCATGGCTCATTCCGGAGCCGGAAGAGCGCATAGAAGCGACACTACCGTGTCCTGTTGGTGAAAAACTAACAAAACCATTAGTTCTTGGATATTCATTTTCGAATATATGAAGGTCTAAATATGATGAACTATTAAACCAAGCAGTTCTTTCATACAAAGATCCATCATATGGATATGTTTTATAAATTCTTTCTATTGAATTTTTGTAATAAGTCTCGGCAGAACCATAATGAACAAAATTTTCAGGATTTGAAAAATCTATATTAGGTACAAACCTGTATTTGTCTTCCTTGAAAGCTTCTAAGTACCCAGCAGATTCGATCTCCTCTCCTAGAGATTTCTGTGTTTTGGAAGCTAAAATCTTCTTGGGCTTGTTTTTGTTGTTAAAAAAGTCCTTAATACTCATATTTCCACCTACTCTACTCTAAAATTAAAGGTCTGAGGCTGCTCATGATACACACCATTGACATAATATAAAAATGAAATTTCGTATTGATAGTCTTTCTCCAGTAACGTCATATCAAGATCAAAATATCCTCCCTGAGAGTCGTAAGATAATCTAGTATGATCGGCACTACCTGTCCCAAAAGCTATAACTTCTAAGTTATCTGTTGCTCTAGAAATTTTATAATATGCCTTTTCTATAATTTCTGTATCAGTTGTGGTTGTAGCTGTTGTATAAATATTTGGATTCCAGTTCTTTTCACGAATATAAATTCTAAACCGAGCATTTTCATTATTTGTATATTTACTTTTGAGGTTGGTAACTTTAGTAACATAAGTAGACCCGATATCTAAGTTGTAATTTGAGGCCGCTAAAGTGTTAACAGTTATTTCTGAGCCAGTGTGCCAACATGTTGATAATCCGGCACTGAACCATCTGTCATATATTGTGCTAGCTGTAGTATTCAAGGCAAAAGAAGCGGAATATATACCTGTTTGATGTAGTCCTCCAGTAATTGCTATGATAGCAGATGCGGAATGCAAAGGTGTAGCTTTTATAACTTGACCACCGGAAGAAGATGTATATAACTGAAGATATATGGCGCCAGATGAACCACTGGCAATATTCTTCAATTGACCATTGATGAAGTTATACATATATAACGTCATGATATTGTCGGCGCTGGAGACAAGAGAACTACTAGCAAAAAAGTTGTTTCTTCTGTCCTGTATAGAATCATTCCATCGAGCCTCAATCACTGGGCGACTATAAAAATATTGTGTACCTCTGGCTGAAAACCTTTTAGTATAATATGATCTATTGGCGCCCTCTCGGTTATCCAATATTCCCTCTGAACCTGTCTGGTTTCCCACCCCTAGAGAGCTTGAAAAATATGCCTCTTGGCTAGCTGTCAAATACAGCCCTAATCCAAATTTCCCTTTTGTTCCTGCGATCCACTGCTCAACAACATGACTGATGTCTACCTGTAGATCTTCGTCTCCGTTTGCGAAGGATACATCATATTTGGGGCCGCTGTGAAAATCTCCGCCTGGTTTTGTCCAGGCGACACCGCTTGATGCAGTAAGCCAATTTGCAACATCCAAGTCTGTGTAATCCTCCATATCTAGACCGGGGCCTTCAGTCCACGTTTTGGAAACAGGCGCGACAGTTAATTTGAAATCCCTTGGGAGAGTCTGGCTATGTTTTACATTGTACATCTTGAGCCACCACTCTACGCTCCCACTAGCGGGTACGGAGCCGGCGGTTCTATTTGCTATCATTGTGCTTATTGGAAAATTAACCAAAACTCGCGAAAGTTCTGTTGAGGCTGTTGACTCCTGGGCATATATAGAAAACACCTCCAGAGAATCGGAAAGTCCCATATTTGAGCCTGTGCCTCTGGTTCTTAAATTTGTTTTATATGCGTTCGTAATTGTAGTATCTGCGCTAGCTGTGTATCTTAATATTGCCATTATCTAACCGTCCCTTCAATATCAATGTCTGTTAGAGCCACCTCAAATACAACATTGTCTGGTGCATATATAATTCTTCCATCGGCAGAGGTTGCCGATCCTAAATCAAACATAATATCTGAATATGCGGCGCCAGTTTTTTGAGATACCTTTACTTTCACTACATCTTCGACACCGGTTACCGAATTAATAACATTAAATATTGAAGATATTGAAAATGGTTCACCTATATCTTGTTTATTTGTGTTTAAGTATTTGGTTAACTTAACGTTAATCAATGACATTAAATCACTTGAATTAGCAAACGAATCAGATTGAACCAAGTATTTAATCCCCAAGTTAACAACCTTGGCATCCAAAATATCAACTGTGTCGTTGATCATTCTGTTCTTATTAATCCACGTCTTCAAGTTATTTTTCAAAGTGTTGTTTGCTTCAGTGAAGAGGCCGTTAGGGCCCTCTGACAGGATATATATATTTATGTTTCTTTTAAAAGAATCTGAATCTTGGACCACATTAGCTCTTTTTATTTTTCCAAATTTTGCCGGCATTGAGTAGCATATACTCTTATAATCCTCTCTAGTGACGGCGCGGTTCTGAGAAGAATGTGTGGCCTGAATTCTTTGTTTAAGTTCTACTGGGCCGGGGTAGGATATGTCTCCAACTATTGGATCATTGTTGGTGCACTCCATGGAATTTATAACAGAAGCCCGGGTTACCGAATTTATGTTGAGTTCGTCTGGAAATACAAATCTCATTGAGCGAACGTTGGTTAATTGGTTAACAAACACGTTCAAGCTGTCTGATGTGTTGTATCTATAGTAGATTGTTAGTGTTGTGTTGGCTGGAGCAATCCCAAACTTGTCCGTTTCGATTAATTTAGAAGGATCAAAGCCCGTATCTGATGTATGATCTTTTCCGTGCGCTTTTAAAACAACAGAAGATGGCTCCACCACTACGTGCTGTGTAACACTATCTTCAGATCCATATCCAAATTGAAGAAATGTGCTGCCGAGATCTTGTCTAGTTACAAATCTCCGCGGAACAACGAACGGTTTCAGGATAGATTTCACCTGTTCCTGACCGGTTCCCTGGTTTAGAATTTCTTTGTATATTATATTTTGTGACAAATTATCTACTTCATAATATCTATGCCCCTCGGAATCATAGACTGATACTATTTCAGTCACATTTTCTCCGTTTGATAAATCTACTCTTAAGAATTTTTGGAATGCTGAAAGTGTTATGTCTTCTGTTCCTAAAATTCCAGACATTACTCTTCCTTCCGCTTTAACCGCATATTGCGTTGGGAGGCCCGTGGTAGAATCTACTTCGGCAACAACGACTTCATTTGAACTATCTGCAAAATTCACAGGCTCTATTAAAGAAAAGAGGGCTCCATCTTGAGATTCAAATGTGGAGTCTTTTCGAAGAATGGGAAGATATCTTGAATCGGGGCCTAGGCCCGCATCATTCGCTGGTACTAATAAAAATAAAGTTACTGTTCCAAAAGAGGCCGGCGTTTGTTCAAAGCGATATCCAACTTGATTTCCGTGTTTGATTATGTTATCATACTCTACCGCGGTAGATAAAAACGATTCATTTGCTTGGTAATCCAAATAGAAAGACATAACGTCACCAACATATGCTACTGTGTCCAACATCATTGCTCCAAAAGACGCTTCATTGAAGTCCTGAAAAGTGTCTGGATAATATCTAGATGCAATGCCTACCAGAGCCTCCTTAATAGAGTCAAAATCTCTGTTTACATATTTTACCGGTATGTTTTTCTTTTTAGCCATTAAATTTTTGCCCTTTTCCTTCTCTAATTAGGCTATTTTATCAATTATTTCTATAATATCTGAAATTCCTAATGGCAAAATTTCATAATGAAGTTTTATTGTTAGCATATTAGAGTCGGCAGGATCCAATATGTCGCCATTGGGATATCCGAAATTTATGTTTGTCACTTTGACGAAAGGCATATATACTGAGACCTGTTCGTGTATTTTTGATTCGATGCTTCCGTACAGTTGGCCGCCATTATTTTCGAACAAATATCTTAAAATGCCGACGCCAAACTCAGGTTCCATAATTCTTTCGCCTGGATTTGTCAACAACAGACATTTAAGGTTTTGTTGTACAAGTGTTCTATAATCTTTTATCAAAGCATAGCCATCTTGACCAGATGGGTGTAGCGGTAACATAGGTGCGAGTCCGGACATTATTCTATTTCCTCTTGTTCATTTTCAGGGGTGTCACATTCTTCTTGAGGTGAAACTGTTTCCTGTTCTTCTAAGTAATTATCCTCTTGTTGGTTTCTTTCTCTATACTTTTCATAAGGAGTTTTAAAATTAAGACCCAAAGCAAGGAATCCAAGAGGGGTTAATGGGGGACCGATACCGATTCCGAAAGGAGGTGGGCCGAAAACATTCATTGGCAAAACTTTCGGAACAGAAGACCAAACAGTTGGAAGACCCATACTTTTCATCAGTTTGATAGACGGGTCTGATTCTTCGGCATATCCTTTTATCATCATCGGTATTGTATTAGCCGCAAGGCGCGTAGCTGTGGGGAAACCAACTGGACCATCTGTTGATACAACATTGTCAACAGATTTTTTCATTTGCGCATTGGTTCCATGTTCTGCTGCAGTTGGATTTTTAAACGAATAATATGGCTTTGCCTCTGGAGATTTTGTTAACACATGAAATAAGCTTTTAAGAGCTTGTTTCGTGGGATCAAAGGCTGATTTTATTGCTTTGTTTGAAGATCTTGTTACGGTCGTGCAATATATTGTAAACAACGATGACAACCTTGACATATTATAACAGTAATTAAACACGATGTCAAACTCTTGAGAATTCTTCAATTCTTCTTTTAATGCAGAAAATTTGTTCATAATTTCTATGCTTTCGCTACTATATCCCCACGTTTGGGCTTCCTGGTTTAAAGTTACACTTGACCAGGGGATATTATTATCTTTAATGTCTCCAAAGGTTGTAACTCCCGCCTTTGCTAACATTTCATGTGCAGATTTCTCTATTACAACAATAGGGATTGGATTTACGACTCGTTCAAGGTCGGATTTCCAATCTGTAGATGCATCGTAGTGTACGACGTGGCCTTTCTCAAGCAGCTCTGTAACTGCAAATGCTTTATTATATAAAGCGGATGGATTATCTAATGTCTTTGATCCGAACAAGCTAGAGAACTCAAAAGTGCTACTATAATCATCAACCACTTTATCAATCGCAAAGGCAACAGATTCGCCAGAGTCTTCTTCGACGGTTTCTTCACCAGAGTCTTCTTCGACGGTTTCGATCGATGTTTCGAACCTTCGGGTATGTGAAAATTCCTCCAGTGGCGGAAGATACATAAGACGAACTCCCATTTTTATATCAAGGCGCGTGTCTATATTTGTTTGTGCGAATTCCTCTTTTATATTCAACTTTGCCCATTCTTGCCATTGTTTCATGTTAACGATTCCCTTTAGGTGCTCGGGAATTTGGCTGCTAAAAGCAGACAATGGGTTTTCATTTTCATCTATTTTAAAATATTTCTCCAAGAAGAATTGACCATTTGCAAATTGAGGATTGTTTTTTTGAGTGAATCCGCCGTCGTGTGCAAAAAGATCTTTTTCAGAAAACCTTGGTTGCGTTACATATCTTCCCGAGCCGCGAGGATCAAGCTTCACTTCTGGTATTGTTTGTTCTGGGCCGATCCATTCGTTCAAGATTTTGTCTTTCATAAGATCATTGGCGCTTGCTTCTGGACCAAATATGTTATCTATGTCATCAGAAACTGCCAATAACTGTTCTTTAATTATAAACCTCATCGCATCTGTACCGCGGAGCAATGAAACATCCTCTTCCGTTATTGGGTCTTTAAGTTCACCCGTCTTCTCCTTGCGCTTGTTTAAAGTCTTCAAGGCAAAACTAGCTAATTCATCATAAAAAATAGGATCAAAAACTTTTAAATCATCACTAATCTTTTTCAATGCGAAATTCAAGAATATATCATCTCGGGAAATATCTTCTGCCCTGAACACAGAGAAGACCGGTGCGGAATTTAATAATACTTCGACAGCGAATAACCTTATAATTGTATATAAGGCGCCTTCAGTACCAGCAGATTCCAAAGGAGACATTGCCTTAGATTGTTCATCACTTTGAGGGCGTTCGGTGCAGTCTGATTCCTCTATAAAAGCTTGCTTTACTTTAGATTTCATACCATTTAAATCGAGAAGGCTCTTTTTGGGAGACCCCTTACAAGGGGCAATTTCTCGTTCAGTTGGAGCAGGAGGTAACAATGACATTTTTCCCAAGGCCTCTCTGTCAAAAAAGCTTGCCTGTGATATTAATTCCGCAAAATGTTTCTGATATTCCGCGTAATTGTGTGGCCAATAATTTTCCAACTTTGTTCTTGTGTTTTCATTCTTTATTTCCGAAGGGATATTTTTTAATAAAAGCTTAGAAAAAACTTGAGATTGGGGAGGGGAATTAAAAGAATCTGGTTCGATTGCTAATTCTTCTATTTTTTGTTTGACAGTTACAAGAGACTTTGAAGTATAAGAAGCTTGGTTTATAATAGGATCTCCATATACAACTCTATCCTCCACGTTGGATGCCTCTTGATTATAACCAACTATAGGAGCATGTACTAATTCTTTAACCGTTATTACAGAAGAATCTAGCTCCTTTTTCTGTTGGCTTGCCAAGTTTGTCGCATATGTAACAACTGGCTCAGATAAGCCTTCGACCGAGGCATTGAAATTATAGAAAGCCGCTCCAAAAATATATGAAGAGCCTCCATATGTTATCAAACTATTATTGAATTCACTTAAACTAGATTTTAAGTGAGGTAGAACTTTTTGGCCGCGGACGATTTCCATATTATCTGAATGTATTATAGTTTTGCCTCCAGACTCAAAGTTTTTTGCCGGGTCATAATCCTCGGATGGAAACTGGGAATTTGTCTGGGCAGTGGGATTATCAATGAGTTCTCTTGATTTACCCTTAAATTCTGTGTGTTCATCGTTTAACTTATATAATGATATTTTCTCTTTTGGCTCTTCAGATATTTCTATAATAGATTCAATATATGCTCTACAATCAGAATCAAAAGACTGTTCTGTTTGAGAATATATTTGATTAATAACTTTATTTGTCATATAATCCATTGATTCTGGCTGTTTTGGTGCTAAAGAAGCTGCG